CTTTTATTATTCAAGAAAAGGCAGCAAAAGAGCGTCGTCGTAAGAGAAAAGAAAAAATTAGAAAAATGAAAAATGCTGCTATAAAAGCTGAACTTAAAGGAGAAAAGACTTTTACTTACGAAGGCAAAAAATACAAAATTGACCCACAATATTATACACCAATGATTGGTGGTGATGTTTCAACTTATTTCGTTCCAGTTGAAGCCAAGTCTAAGAAGCCCGTCAAGAAAGCAGGCGGTGGCATGATGAAGAAGAAAGGCTATGCCAAAGGTGGCGCTGCTCGTAAAGGCAAACCCCGTGGCGTAGGAGCTGCACTGCGCGGTTACGGTAGGGCGTTAAGATAATGTCTTTAGCCAAACGCGCAAGAGCAGGAAAGAAAGTCGCTGAAGCGATTGAAAGACGGACTAAAGCGGCTAATAGAATAAAAAACAAGGCCAAAGAAGCCGAAAAGAAAAATCAAGAAGGGAAAAGAAGCAAGCTAGTTGACAAAATGCTAGAAAAAGATTTGCGTTTAGGACTTGGAGCTGGAACTCTTCTTGCTTTAACTGGCATTGTCGGCAGTAAGAAAGAAAAAGAAAGGCTAAAGAAAGAAGAAGAGCGAATCAAAAAATTTCGAGAAAAAAATTCAAAGCCTAAGAATAAAACCCCTGTCAAAAAAGCAAGGGGCGGGATGGTAACCAGATGGGAGTCTAAGTGGGGATAAAATAATTGCCGTACCTCCAAAGCAACATCCCGCATTTCAAGGCGTGGGTGAGAAGGGAATACACAGTCAATCACGAAAGATACCATGGCGAGTTTTTACACGCGATGGTGATTGCTGTGACCACAATGCCTACTCGCTGTTTAAGCTTTCAGGTAATCTTTACTGGCTGTGAAGCTGATGGTGAAGATGATCCGAATGTGCATGGCGGTGCGATGTGGGCGCGTATGCCCATCACCGCATTAGTTGGTGATACCCCTTTTGAAGAATGGCCTATCCCTATGGCCGTGCATGATGCTCAACCATGGGATTGTTCTTCACATACACATGCAGTATATGTTCTTGATCGAGCCACACCGTGTCCTTGGCTGGCCAAGATAGATGGCGAAATGTACCCCGCGAAATATTTGTTTACGGTAGATTATGCTGAGAATGAGATCGCAGATGACCCCGCTCAACACAAACAATCGCATGTAATGGAGTTGTTGGACGCAGGGCCGTGGACTGGAAATATTGTGGCATTACCAAATAATCGTGTTAGAGTCACTCATCCAGCTTGGTTTGAGACTGGGAAAGGTGCGCCTGATTTTAAACCCTCCCAACATATTCATTACAGCAAATCGGACTTGGATTATACTTTGGATGTCAATAGAATATTTGACAACCTATACGCAGACAAAGAGTAAGCCATGGCAATTGAACGCGGTGTAGATGACATTGATAAAGAAGTCCTTGATATTGAGGACAACTCCAAGGAAATAGAGATTGGCGTGGAGGAAGAACCTGTTGCCTCTATGTTTGATGGGTTGGGTGACGAAGACGTAGAAACCCTGGAAGATGGCACAATGCTGATCGGCGCTCCTCCTATGGAGCAGATGGATCAAGGCGAAGACTTCTATGCCAATCTGGCAGAAACCATTGATGAGTTTGAATTAGGCCGTATTTACAGTAATGCCATAGCTGATTTCCAAGCAGATAAATCTTCTCGAAAGGAGTGGGAACAGCAATACAAGGAAGGTCTTGAATATCTTGGTATGAAGTTCGAGGACCGCACTGAGCCTTTCGAGGGCGCATCAGGTGTTATCCACCCTCTACTGGCTGAATCAGTTACTCAGTTTCAGGCACAGGCTTACAAAGAGATGTTACCCGCTGGCGGCCCAGTCAGGGCTCAGACTGTTGGCTTCGCCACCCCCGGACTAGATTTACAGGCAGCGCGTGTACAAGAGTACATGAACTATCAACTCACTCAGGTGATGAAAGAGTACGATCCTGAGACAGATCAGTTGCTGTTTTATTTACCGCTATCAGGTAGTGCGTTTAGAAAGGTTCACTTTGACCAGACTTTAAACAGAGCAGTTTCCCGATTTATTCCTTCTGAGAAGCTGGTTGTGTCTTATGGCGCAACCAGTCTGGAAAGTGCAAATAGAATTACTCATGTCATTGATATGTCGATCAATGATGTTAAGAAAATGCAGCAATCAGGGTTTTATCGTAAAACCTCATTATCAAACATCACTGGAAACTCCAATGATCAGGATAGTATTCAGGAAGAGCTGGATGAATTGCAAGGTGTAAAACCCTCATATGCGAACAGTGATGATTGTGAAATCTACGAAATGCATGTTGAGTTGGATATTCCAGGCTACGAAGATGTTGACCAGAATGGTGAACTGACCGGAATCAAACTTCCCTACATTGTCACACTATCACCTAAAGACTCATCGATTCTTTCGATTCGTAGAAATTACGAGCCCAATGATCCCATGCGTAAGCGTGTCGATTATTTCGTTCATTACAAGTTTTTACCAGGTGTCGGTTTTTATGGCTTTGGCCTGACTCATATGATTGGTGGATTGTCGCGTGGCGCGACCTCCATATTAAGACAGTTAATTGATGCGGGTACTTTAGCCAATTTACCCGGAGGATTTAAAGCTAGAGGCATTCGTATCAGGGATAGTGATACGCCAATCCAACCCGGAGAATTCAGGGATATGGATGCCCCCGGAGGGTCATTGCGTGATGCACTGATGCCGCTTCCGTTTAAAGAACCAAGTGGTACGTTATTAAATTTATTAGGAATGCTGGTTGAATCAGGCCAGCGTTTCGCTTCGATTGGTGACATGCAGATAGGAGATGGCAATCAGGCCGCTCCTGTAGGTACGACTGTTGCGTTACTGGAGCGCGGTAGCCGTGTCATGAGCGCGATTCATAAACGATTGCATTATTCACAGCGTGTTGAGTTTGGATTACTGGCGCAGGTCTTTAAGACTTACATGCCGCCATTTTATCCGTACATGACAGCCAATGGTAATCAGGCAGTTAAAGAAACTGACTTTGATGATCGTATAGACATTATTCCAGTATCTGATCCAAACATATTCTCGATGAGCCAGCGCGTGATGATGGCTCAAGAAATGTTACAAATGGTTCAGGCCGCGCCAGAGATTCATGGCCCCATGGGAATTTATGAAGCATACAAACGTATGTATGAAGCCATGGGAATACAACAGGTTGAGCAAATATTGCCGCCTCCCCCGCCCCCACCAGCCCCACTCGGCTCTGCGGAGGAGAACGGCATGTTTGTCAGCGGTCAGCCTTATCAGCCTTTTCCTGAGCAGAATCATGACGCACACATTGCATCTCATTTATACCTTTATGGGACTGCTCTTGTGCAAATGAATCCTCAGATTCAGTCTATTATCCAAGGTCATATTTATGCTCATATTGGATTAAAGGCTCAACAACTAGCGATGCAGGATCCAGAAGTCATGCAGATGCAACAACAAATGCAGCAAGTTCAACAGTTGCCTATGGGAGGGATGCCTATGCAACCTGGTATGGCTCCTCCTATGAATCCTCAGTTAGAACAAATGCAAATGCAGATGCAGAACTTAATTGAGAGTAAGGTGTCTGAAATTACTTCTAACTTGATGGAACAAATCGCACCAAGCTTTGGCCCTCAACAACCTGATGATCCTTTAGTTGAATTAAGAAGGCAGGAACTGGCAATCAAAGCTGAAGATGTAGAACGTAAGGCAGAAGATGCAGATCAACGTATTGCTCTGGACAGAGAGCGATTAAGAGAGCAAAGTCGCCTTACTGAAGAAAAGATTAATTCATCTGAAGAAATTGCTGGCATGAAAGATGAGCGAACCAAAGAAAGGCTTGATCAACAGCGAGAATTCAAGATGGCAGACATGGCAAATAAGTCAATGAAAGACATGACCGATACTTTTTTTGGGAGAAACAAATGAGTAGCGTAAGACAAAAACGTGCAGAAGTTCATAAAGCTGAAGCGAGAGAAGCTGAAAGATTACGAGTCCAAGGTGGCGACATTGTTGAAAAGATTGAAAAACTGGTTGAGGAGGTTGAAGCAACCCCGATTCCAGAAAAAAGCGTAGAGGCCAAAGCGCCAGTTAAAAAGAAAGCTAAGAAAAAGGCTGCTCCAAAAGCCAAGGCTCCAAAGAAATCCACATAGGAGGATCGAATGAATCCAATTAAACGTCAGACTTCGTTTCCACAGCCTACAGTTTCTGATAGCAAGGTCAGTATAAAAGACCAAGGCACGGTTGATTTTGCCAAGACAGAAGATGTTGCTAACCCAGGCCCACCTAAGCCTTTTGGCGCGGGTAAGATGCGTGGTGGCGGTGCAGCGATACGAGGCACTAAATTTGAAGGAATATTCTAAATGATTAGGTCAAGGGGTTTTCGTATTCCAAACATTGGAGAAATGGAAGATACAGGTATTGATGAAATTATTCGTAGGTATAAACCTGCTTCATCTACCAAGACAAAGACTCCTAAAAAAGCAAAGCCCGTTTCTAAAGCTAAAACTAAAAATCCTAAAGTTAAAACTAAAAGAAGATCTCCCGTAGGCAGAAGAATAAATATGAGAGGTGGTCCTTTAGGTTTAGAAGATTTAATAAACGATGAACAAACTATAAGGGAGAGATTTAAGCCTTCTGCTTCTATTGCTCCTGCTTCTATTAATCGATCTAAGACTATAGAAGGATATAAGAAAGCGTCTGAACAAAACGAATTACAAAGAAAATTTTCTTTGCCAGAAGGAGTTCGTTCTGGAGGAGAATATTATTATGATCCTATCACTGGAGATCCAATGTATAGGCCACCAATGCCAGTGGGCAAACCAGGAGTGCCTCAAGCACAAGTATTACCACCTCCTATTAATTTAATTACGCAACGTCCTCAGATGATGCAGTTGAAGCCAGAAGAAAGCGAAGGGATTACGAGTGCGCCAGTAGCTTTAACTGATTATTTTCCTACTGGAGGAGGAGGGGGATTATTTGGTGGGGGAAGAAATCTTGCTCCAGAACTAATACAAAGAATTAAAGAAGCTCAAGAAGCTAGAAGAGCTACAGGTGGGGGAGGATTATTTGGTTTAATTGGTGGAGGCCAAAGAACATCAGTACCTAGTTTTCAAAATCCTTTCTTGGGTCAAATGCAAATGCAACAACCAATTAATCCTATAGTTGGTTTTCAAGATGAATCTCAACCTAAATTTCCAGACATTCCTCAATTTATGCAAAAAGCTGCTGGAGAAACCTTTGGTGGTTATGGTGGTCTTCCATCAATCAAGCCTATTATGCAATACGCTGGGATGGGAGATTCGCCTTCTGCCCCACCAACCATGAATAAACAGAGGCCATTGCCAAGACCTACTTATAATCCTGATGCACAGCCTGGTGGGCCATCAAGACCTAGAGTAGATATTTTAAGACGTTTATTTAAAACGTAAAATGGATTCACTAGCGTTAGCAGATTATATTTTAAAGAAGTTCAATGATTATGAAGAACGCGCCAAAGACTATTTGTCTGGTGGCGCAATCAAAGATATGGAGGATTACAAATTCGTAATGGGTGAGTTATCAATGCTTCGCACCCTTCGCGAAGATTTAAAAGAAGCATTGCACGTTGAAGGAGACATCGATGAGTGAACCCCAAGTGGACACTATCGCACAAACGTCTATTGCAGACGCATACATTGAACCAGAAAAAAGGGTCTTAGATCCTAAGTTACTGGACAAATCGCTCTTAGAGCGCATGCCTAATCCAGCAGGTTATCGATTATTAGTTATGCCTTACAAAGGTAAAGGAATGACTGATGGTGGTATTATGCTGACTCAATCAACCGTAGATAGAGAAAATTTATCAACGATTGTTGCTTATGTTTTAAAAGCTGGCCCCTTAGCTTATCAAGATGAAAGTAAGTTTGGAAATACTCCTTGGTGTAAGGAAGGTGATTGGGTTCTTATTGGTCGTTATGCAGGTGCTCGTTTTGCATTTGAAGATGGCGAAGAAGTAAAAATCATTAACGATGATGAAGTAATTGGGACCATAGCAGATCCCGATGACATCAAATCACTATAGGAGTAAATCATGGCTGAAGAAACCTTAACCGAGGCTCTAGCTAATCTCAATGATGAAAACATTGATAAAGCTGCACTTCCTGAACAAAGGCGTGTTGAAGAGGATACCTCTGAAGAATCAACATTCATTGAACTAAGTGAAGAAGATGTTAACAGCATTGACCCAATTACCGATGATGTAGTTCAAGAAGACTTTGAATCAAAGCCTTTACCTAACGAAGAAGAATTAAACGAAGTAGAGCGAAGAAACAAAACTGCTCAAGATCGAATTAATAAGTCAGTTGCACAAGCTAAAGAATTTCAACGTAGAGAATTGCAAGCATTGCAATATGCCAAAACTCTTCTTGAAAAAAACCAAGAGCTTGAAGGTAAATTAAATACAACTCAAAGTGCAGCGGCTGAAGAAAACTTAAAAGTTCAAAAAAGTTATGGTGTTGAGTTTGAAAACCGTATTGATGCTCAAGCGGAAGGAGCGAAGAATGCTCTGAAAGCAGCAATGGATGCTGGAGATCAAGATGGTTTGATCGAAGCACAACAATTGTTAGCTAGAGCAGAAGCGGATCGAACTGCATTAAATCAATACAATCAGGAAATCGAAGAGTACGAACAAAAACTTCAAGATTACAATAATCGACAAGCTGAAGCGCAAACAGAAAGCCCCGCTCAATTACAGCAAGTTCCTCAACAACCTCAATATCAAGAGCCATCTGACAAAGCAAAACAATGGGCAAATGATAATGAATGGTTTGGAAGCGACCGAATTATGACTAATGTGGCAATGGCAATCCACGAAGACCTTGCCCGTACTGGCATTGACTTAGAATCTGACGAGTATTATTCTGAGTTGAATAACCGTATGCGACAAGAATTGCCGCATAAGTTTGATAACGCTACAAACGACAGAAAAAACGTCCAGACTGTCGTTTCAACTACGCGCACAACTGGAAACGGACGCAATCAAAATGATCGTAGGATTGAACTAAGTCCAAGCGAACAGCAATTAGCTAAAAAACTTGGAGTACCGTTCAAAGAATACGCAAAACAAAAGATGAGGTTACAGAATTCATGAGCGAAGAAACAGCAAAAGGATCTAATAGAACCCCAAGGAATGCTTCTTCTCGGTCTACACAGACTGCAAGAAAACCATGGACACCACCTCAAGTCTTAGAGACTCCTCCTCCACCCCCTGGCATGAAGTATAGATGGATACGAACTGCTATAAGAGGTGAAGATGATAAAACCAATGTTCACATGAGATTCCGCGAGGGATACGAACCTGTTAAACCAGAAGAAGTTTTAGGGTACGAATTACCTACAATTGAAGACGGTAAACATGCAGGTACTGTTGGCGTTGGCGGCTTGATTCTTTGCAAAATCCCAGAGGAAACAGTGGAAGAAAGGAATGCTCACTTCGAGCGTCAAACAGAAAACCAAATGAAAGCGGTTGATAATGATTTGATGCGAGAAGAGAACCCTGCAATGCCTATCTCTAGGGATAGAAAAACGCAGGTTTCATTTGGGAGTCCTAAAGCGTAGCTTTGGACATTATTTTGATTATGTTTTACGGAGAATAAAAGATGGCTAATAATGATGCCGCTTTTGGGATGCGTCCAACTAGGATGATAGGCGGTGCGCCTTACACTGGTGGACAAAGCCGTTACAGAATCGCTGCAAACTATGGAACAAGTATATTTCAGGGCGACATGGTTGCCCAAGTTACCGGAGGTGGTGTAGAAGTACACGCTGATGGTGGTACTGTACCTATAGTTGGTGTATTCAACGGGTGTTCCTACACAGATCCCACAACTAGTGAGCAGGTTTTTAGTAATTACTATCCTGCTAGTACAAACGCTTCTGACATCATTGCATTTGTGATTGATGATCCGAATGTCGTTTATGAAATTCAAGCAGACGCAGCGTTTCCAGTTGCCGACTTGTTCGGTAATTTTGACATCGTCTACACCAGTGCAGGTAGCACCGTAACTGGTATTTCTGGAGCAGAGCTTGAAGTCTCAACAGGTGCAACTACAGCATCCTTGCCTATAAAAGCGATTGATATCTCAACTGACCCTGAGAATTCAGACGTTGCTTCGGCAAATACAAATGTTTTAGTTGTTATTCAAAACTCAATATTCGGCCAAAAAGGCGCTGGATTAGCATAGGAGGCTAAATAATGGCTATTTCAAGAGCACAATTAGCCAAAGAGCTAGAGCCAGGACTCAACGCTTTATTTGGCATGGAGTATGCGCGTTATGAAAACGAGCATGCAGAGATTTTTGAAACTGAATCTTCAGACAGAGCGTTTGAAGAGGAAGTACTAATCGTTGGTTTCGGTAATGCTGAAGTCAAAACTGAAGGGCAGGGCGTGAACTACGACCAAGCTTCTGAAGGTTTTACTGCCAGATACACCCATGAAACCGTATCACTTGCATTTGCGCTTACAGAAGAGGCTGTAGAGGACAACCTTTATGACCGACTTGGCGCACGTTATACCAAAGCTTTGGCTAGAAGTATGGCGCACAGCAAGCAGGTTAAAGCTGCTAACGTATTGAACAATGCGTTTAGCTCAAGCTTTACTGGCGGTGACGGGGTTTCCCTGATCAACACAAGCCACCCACTAGCTGGTGGAGGCACGCTTGCTAATCGAGCATCTACAATGAGTGACCTTAATGAGACCTCATTAGAAAATGCTTTGATCAGCATTAGTACTTTTGTTGATGACAGAAACATGATCTTGGCTCTTCAGGGAACCAAGTTGATTGTTCCTCCTCAACTTCAGTTTGTTGCTGATCGATTGCTTGAAAGCCCTGGAAGGGTTGGTACAGCAGATAACGACATCAACGCTGTAAGGAACATGGGTCTGTTGCCGCAAGGTTATGCAGTCAACCATTTCTTGACAGACACAGATGCGTTTTTCATTCTGACTGACTGTCCTGATGGGTTTAAGCACTTTGAGCGTTCTCCAATAGCCACCTCAATGGAAGGTGACTTTGATACTGGTAACGTGAGATACAAGGCGCGTGAGCGATATAGTTTTGGATTTTCTAATCCACGCTGCGTGTTTGGTTCTCAAGGAGCTTAAAGCAGATAGGGGGCTTTATGCCCCCTTTATTACTGGGATACACTAGCCCTAGCGACTGGCCCAGCAGACGCTTACGAAGACTCTAGGGCGAAACCTTTCGTAAGGAGGAAACCTGATGGCTCAGACAACCTTTTCTGGTCCAATTCGATCCCTGTCTGGCGTTATTAGCGCAGGATACAACGGAGTTGTTAGTTTAACGGCTGATACTACTCTTACTGTTGCTGCTCATGCTGGAAGACCGTTACTTTGTAATGACGCAGATGGTAAGTTTACTCTTCCAAGCATTGTTGTAACGGAACCCACTGACAAGGGAGACCCCAACCAAACAGCAAATCTAGGAGCTCAGTTCACTTTTATAGTTGTAACTGCTGCAACTGATATGGATATTTTAACTGATGGCACTGACAAGTTTGTTGGTGGCATTTACACTGGTGTTGATGACGCAACAGGCAAGACCTTTATATCGGGTGCATCTAACGATGTAATTACCCAGAATGGTTCTACAAAAGGCGGTTTGGCAGGAAGCATCATACGAGTGACTGCAATAGCGAGTGCTAAATATGCAGTAGAAGGTTTGATACTAGGTTCTGGTACTTTAGTTACTCCTTTTGCTGACGCTTAATATAGGAGCAAATTGATATGGCTACTCGTATCACGGGCAACGATGTAAAAACTGCAACAGTTACGGCTGATGGAGCATTAGTGGATCACCCTTGCAGATTGCGAGGGTTGATCGTTGCTGGTGGCAGTTCTGATGGCTCTGTTATCTTTTATGATAACGCTAGTGCAGCCAGCGGAACTGCGTTATTAACTCTTGGAGTTAACGCCAACACCAACGAAACATTGAACATACCAGACCAGGGGGTCTTTGCTTCTAATGGTGTATTCGCAGATATTACTAATGTGGATCGTGTAACTATCTTTTTTTCATAGGAAAAAATTATGGCGACATCAGGGTCTAGAGACTTTGAACCAGACGTTGCGGAGTACATAGAAGAAGCGTTTGAGCGGTGCGGTCTTGAGTATCGAACAGGATACGATGGCATCACCGCTCGGCGTTCTTTGAATCTGTTGTTTGCTGACTGGGCTAATAGAGGCTTGAATCAGTGGACGATTACCAATACGGCTACTACGTTATCCAAGTCTGATCAATTCATTGATCTAACAGCAACAACAATTGATGTGTTAGATGTCATTGTAAGAAGAACTGAAAACAACGAAACAACTGACATTCAAATGAATCAGATTGGAAGATCTGAGTATTGGAATATACCCAGCAAAGATACAGAAGCCAGGCCAACGCAATGGTTCTTGGACAAACAAATAACTCCCAGGCTTTACATATGGCCTGCTTCCGAAAACAGCACTGATCAATTGATTATAAACCGATTGGTTAGGATTGAGGATGCAGACGCTGGTGCTAACACAGTGGACATGCCTTTTAGGTTTTACCCTTGTTTAGCTGCTGGATTGTCATATTACATAGCATTAAAGAAAGCTCCTGATCGAGTAACCATGCTCAAAGGATTCTATGAAGAAGAATTTGCTAGAGCAGCAGATCAAGATCAAAGCAGGGCATCACTTACGATATCTCCTGGTCTTAGATCCAGGATAGCCTAATGGCTTATGCTACAGGCAAACACTCACTTGCCATATGCGACAGATGTGGGTTCAGGTATAAGTACACTCAGTTAAGAAAAGAATGGACTGGATTCTTTGTTTGTTCTGAATGTTATGAGCCTAAAGAGCCTCAGCTTGATCCAGTTCCTCA